GTTGAGTATTTACCAATTATGCTGGAGGAGGAGTCGGGCTTGCTCCGCCGGGTTCACCGCCCATTTCACCGCCTTCGTCTGGTAATCCACCTTCTTCCGGTGGAGGAGCACTAGTATCACTTAGACTGCTAATATCACCGCTCATGTTATTAGCTGTAATGCCCATTGAACGTAATTCTGCTGAAGCAGATAGTTTTTCATCGATGTCAACGTTTTCTTCTTTCCATTGACGTTCGTTTTCTGCTATCTCTTCTGAAGTTAAACCTAAGAAACGCTTAAGAGCAAAGCGTTTGCTGATCATTGGCACGGCAATCATAGTGCTAAATGTGTTAACACGGGCTGTATCCATTTCGCTTTGACGATATGCGGCAAAGTTTTGTGGTGGATTAAACTTAAGATCAAAAATGTTGCTGTCTACATTAATGCCTTTGTTGTGTAGATATAGCTTAAACTCTTCATCAAATGGTGCATTAATTAAACTTTGTAAACGCTCGCAGTATTTGTTAAAGCGTAATTCTTGAATGTAACTAGTACCAACACGACCGTCATTAAAATTACTGCCACCGTCATCTGCGCCTGTAGGCAAATATGAACTAGGAATACGTAAAGCACGGAATAGCTTATTAGTAAAGTAACGTAAGTCGTCAATTTCACCTAAGTTTTGGCCGCCTTGTAGGATTTCGACTTTACTTCCACGTCCTTCTGCTGTTTGCGGAAAGAAATAGTCTTCATTAATTGATAATGGATTATAAGACGCATCTACAACTGATTGGCTTCCGCCGGTTACACTAGGAATTCTGCGTTGATTTACTTCGTTTTTAACACGTTCAACAAAGCTCATAGCTAAGTGGCTTGGCATATTACCGGTGTCAATATAAAATACACGACGTTCTGGAGCACGTTGTACACGATAGATAATAATACTATCTTCTAATAGTTCTTTTTGTTTGAATACTTTAAAAATACTTTCCATTAGGCTGTTACCAAATGGGAAGTTATTGTCTAAGCCTTCGCTCATGCTAATGTGTATTACATGGCGAGCGTCAATTGCGTATTGATTTTGATTTTGTGAGAAGCGGCTTGAGTTAGCAGTAGTTGGAAATGATCCAACCATACCACGTGAACCACCTGCGCCACCTTGTCCTGTACCAAAGCTACCGCCAAACTGGCTTCCTCCGCCTTGCATGTTGCTAGGATTAATAGCAGTCGTAGCAAGTGTTTCTAAATTAGGGTTAAAATCACGTATGTGATATTGTTCTGGTTTCTTACCTTCTGACTCGTTAACAATAATCTTGTCAACTTTAGCTGGATCTATATACATCCATGATTGTGTTTCTGGATCTCGTACAAAAAATACGTCACCGTATTTGAACGCATTGCGTACTATTTTGAATATACGAATATCAAACTTGTTTTGTTTTGTCCACTGCTGTAGATACTTTTTAATAATAGTAATCTCGGCGTTGGTAGCTTGTTCTTTAAAGAATATTTGAAACGGTGTTCCGTTTTCGTCATTACTTTGTGTACAGAATTCTGCAAGAATGTCTAGGGCAGCATTAACTTCCGAGTCTGAATCCATTGTATCGTATTGACCATAACGTTCTAAACGATTTGGATGTCCTGCATAAACGTCTGGCAAGTAGCTAGAATAGTTAAGACGGCTAGCATGTGCGCCTCCCATACTTCCACTAATTGGACTTAGTTTTCCATCAGCTGCTACAGGAGTAAAATATTTTTTCCATGACATAATTTATTACCACACCTTGCCTTTTTTGTCTTCTATTACCTTATACGTTCTTTCAGTATTGGCGGTAGCGTCTTTCATATATTTGAGCATTTCCCGCATAGTAGTATTTAACGCCTGTAGGTCTGAACTTGTTTTTTCTGGGTTATTGCTATTTGTAACCGCTGTACTAATACGGTCTGCGGCAGCTGTAAACAATTTAGCACCTGCATTAGCTACTTGTTCAGCTGCAGATGGACCTTTCATTAGCTCTTTAACACGTTCTGCTTTAACAATATCAATAGAAGCAACGGCTTTACCATATGCTGTCATTCCATCGCCCAATTTTACTAAACTGTCACCTAATTTTGTTAAAGTGTCTACTTCTGGACCTAGGGTTTTTAGCGTTTCCGTAATGGTACCTAACATATCGGTGCCACCAAACAATTTAGTGAGCCCACCCCATAACTGACTAAGAGTATTTCCGGCTTGCCCTATTGCGGATCCTGCTCCAAATGCTCCAAACGCAAGACCTAATGCGCCAATTCCAAGTGCCACATCAGTTAAATTTTTACCATCAATATCGTTAAATGATTTAAATCCTTCTGCTAGCGTTGGTAATGCTTTTCCTATTAACCAAGCTGATGCTGCTAAACCTGCTGCCAATATTACAATAACACCAGATAGTGTAGCAGCCCCGAGTAAAATTTCTACAGATCCTTTGCCCATTGCTTTTAGGCCTTCGGCTAAACCTGTTAGAACTGCACCTATGCCAGGGCCTATTCCGCTTAAGGCTTTTCCTAAGCCGCCACCTGCTGCGCTAGCTGCACCTCCTGCACCGCCGCCGATAGCACTTGCTATTGAACCGGCTTTTTCAAGAGCCATTGACTTGAGTTTCCAAGCAACATAACCAGCATATATTAAACTCACAGTAGCAATTATTTTTGTAAGAGCGCCGCCTGCATCCATTAAACTAGCAAATCCACCTGCTAATTTTCCTACCCATCCAATTACTGTAGTAAGAGCGCCGATAACAGGACTAAATGCTGTCCAAAGTGCAGCACCCAATTCTTTTAGGCTTTTCATTGCAGCAGCCATATCAGCTGCTTGGCTTTTATCTATTTCTTGTTTAGCCAAGGCGGCTCTACGTTGTTCATCTGTTTGCTTTCCGAACTGATTCACGTGTGCTTGAGCATCTTGGAATGCTTTACCCATAGGGCCGCCGGCAGCAATAATAGCAGCAACTTGTTCTTTACTGTATTTGCTCATATCTACTTGAATACCGTTAGCCGCTGTAAAGAACGATTCGTTCATATCTGCCATAGACTTAGTACCATCCATAGCAGTTTCAGCAGATTTCATAATAGATCGATTAGCATTACTCATAGTGCTGGTAAAGATTTGTGCTTCTCTACTTAATGGCGGAACGCCCATAATCTTTGCTTGGAAAGCATCGGCAGCACCTTTACCACCTACCGCTAAGGCATTGGCTAATCCTGCCATGGCTTTTTCTTTATCTTTTTCACTCATGGTAGCTAGTTTAGCTTGCCATGCTGCATTAGCTGCTTGTTCTTTCATTGCAGCTTGTTGTTGTTCTCTTGACTCGCCTGTTACTCTAGCTAGGCCATCTAACTGTTCCATATATCCAGCTGCAGCTTCACTAATATCTTTAGTATTTTTTAATTCTTGAGCATTTCGCCCGCCGGTCATTGTTAGATAATTTGCCAGTCCGCCATTTAATTGTTCTGCGGTATAACCTAAACTTGTTAGATATGTACCAGCATCGCTTTTAATCATAGCATTGCTAATTTTAGCAAAACTAACTGCACCTTGATCTGCGGTCCCGCCTAGCATAGACATAAGTCTGCTATTATTTTTAATTACGTTAGCAAATTCATTTAGAGTAAGATAGCTATTAGCAGCAGCTATTCTCATATTAGTTAAACTGCCCGAAAACCCTACTCCAACATCAGTTAGCTTTTGATATGTTTCAAAATTTTCTTCCTGAATAGTTGCTAATCGAGTAAAGCCGCTAGCGACCATGCCTGCAACTCCGGGAAGTTTTTCTAGGGCAGTAAACACATCACTTGCTTTACCGCTTCCATTCATTAACTTGGTCATTGTAACATCAAGCTGACCAATTACAGTATTAATCTTATTGTATTTTTTAATCTGCTCGTCTATCTGTATAAGACGAGCATCTTCTAATTTTGTGCTTTTATCAAGAGCTTCACTATTTGCTTCTAGGGCTTCTTCAAATGCTTTCAGATTAGCAGCATCTGGTCCTAATACTTTTTTAGCTAGTTCAAGAAGGTTTTTAGAATCAACTTTGGCAATAGCTAACAGCGTTTTAAGTGTCGCTTCCGTGGCGGCGTTATTAAGTTCTACCGGTTGATCGCCAAAATGTCCTGTTACGTCTGCCATTGTTTTTCCGTGGTTAACTGCGTAGATAAATAGTTAAGAGAAGATTACCAAATATCAATAGTTATTTATCGGAGACAAAACCATATGGAAGCTACATTTTCCAAACCAGTTAACCCGTTGACCAGCTTTATGCGTCAACCAAAGATTTATATCAGACTTCCTAGTCAGGGCGAGTACTGGCCTGAGGGCAGTTTAGATATATCAGAAACAGGAGAATACCCTGTTTATTCAATGACTGCTAAAGATGAGCTAATGCTTAAGGTCCCTGATGCTCTTATGAATGGCCAAGCAGTAGTTGAAGTTATTCAAAACTGTATGCCAAATATTAAAAATGCTTGGGCAACCCCAAACATTGATATGGATTTAATTTTAATAGCCATTCGATTGGCTACTTACGGGGAGCAAATGACAACTCCGTTAAAGTTTGGTGATGATATTGAAATGGAGTATCAAGTAGACTTGCGAATAGTCATGGATAACCTATTGAATAATATATCATGGGATCCCATTGTTCCAATATCACCCGAATTAACTGTATTTGTTAAACCGATCAATTACAAACACATGACCGAAACAGCATTACAAACTTTTGAAACTCAAAAGATTATGCAGTTGGTTAATAATGACGGTGTGTCCGAGGATGATAAAGTTGCCCTATTTAAAGAAAGTTTTATAAAACTATCAGGGGCTACATTAGGTTCTATTGAACACAGTATCTCTAGAATCGATTCAAGTCAAGGCTCCACTGACAATCCTGAGTTTATTAAAGAGTTTGTTAACGGCGTTGATAAAGAAATATTTGATAAGATTCAGCAACATCTAGAAATGCTTAGAGATCGAAATTCTATTAAACCTATTCAAGTCTTAGTAACTGACGAAATGAAAGAAAAAGGGATTACTGGAGAAACTATTGAAGTTCCTTTAACATTCGACGCTTCAACTTTTTTCGTCTAAGGCTCTTGTACCTATCTGCCGAGCGTATTGAAGGGTTTATTAAAGAGTTCGAAAAAGATACAAGGGCCATAAAAGAAGATCTTTTACGTATGTGTTGGTTTATGCGGGGTGGGTTAACTTATTCCGAAAGCCTAGAACTTTCTATCGAAGAACGTGAAATAATTGGTAAAATTATTAACAGTAATCTAGAAACTACGAAAGAAACTCAACTACCGTTCTTTTAAAGTTCCATTCCTAAAAAGCGACTGTACCCTACGCTTTCTATTTTCATTCCTTGCATACCTGCAGCTTTAGCTAAAGCAATAATTTCTTGCTTAACTCCAGGAGCCCCAATTGGATTTGATTGATCTGAATATATTGATTTAATAGTGTCTGCTATATCTGTAGCTGATTTTTTTGCCGGAGCCCCAGTAGTAGGAGTCTGTTGGGTTTGATTTGTTGCTGGAGTAGTTTGACCTGCTGTATTTCCGCTTACTGTTTGCCCCGAAACATTTCCAGTAGCATCTTGACTTTGTTGTTGAGCAGGAGTTTGAGGAGGATTTGATGTAGAACTACCTCCACCTACTACATTCCTTGCAGCAGTTTGAGCTTGATGTTTGCCTTGACTAAATTGCTGTTTAGCACCTTGCCATGCACCTTGAACTCCACCTACAGCTTTACCTACTCCTCGAGCTACATTACCTATACCCTTACCTACCTGAGCAAGACTTAACTCATCTAAAGTTTCTTCAGTTAAAAGTTCATTGATACGCATATAGCTCATTCCTATTGTTTTGGTATTTTTATTTATATATTGTAATGAGCTAACGCTCATTTGCTCTTTCGTTATCACTCAGAGCATTTTTTATCATCTTTGATGATTTAAGTATTATCCAGATTCATTGGTCACACTTCGCCCTTGCGGGCGAAAAAAATGAGCATTATCCGAGTTCGATAAGTCACACTAGCGTTAGAGCATTACAGTGGCGGTTGACCGGTACCACGAGCTCCGTCTTCATTCAACGGCGGTTCATTAACATACGCTAACACATTAATAAACGTAGGGTTTCTCTCCCTTCTTTTGGCCTATATTCACTCTATTCAAATAATCAAACCGCAGGCATTTTGCGATCGTGGTCCTGTTAAGGATACTGATTAAGTACTCTTTGCGGCGAGAGATTTCCTTCCCAGCGATCCGAGATCCTGGTTCCGGGGCGTTCGATATTAGCTAACGCTTGCTTATTACCGCTTAATGTGCCTAAAGTTGCTTCTTGATGATGTGTGAGCCATGGACACGGACCTGTATATGTCCGTTATAATACTCTGTTGATTCCAATACCTTACGACTAAACTGTTCTCTAGCTTCGATATAACTACATTCTGCCTTTGATGTACAGTAATAAAGTATTTCTCTTGTGAAATTTTTTTTGCCTAAATTTTCAACATCTTTGTTAAGTTCGATGTTGGAGCCATAATATTCTTGCCAGTCGCTATCAATTTTTGATCTAATTCGCTTTTTCTTTTTGTTACCGTTCTTTAACTTTACAGTCTTGTAGGTCGTTTTACTAAACTTTGCTAATTTTTTGCCTATGTATTTTCTACCTGTTGTATTATTTGTGATTATATACACAAACCCAACACAATCCTCGGGCAAGGTTTCGACTAATTGATTTTGATGGTACCATGACATTATGTACTTGTTTATCTCTCACCTGTCTCTCCCTTGGCTGATTTTGGTTTTGGGTATCTAT